GGACACAAAAAAAGGGAAAGCCTATTGCTAGACTCTCCCTTATTTGTTTTATTACCTCCTATTTTTTATTATATCACCAAATTTGTTTCTAGTGATTTTTGTTTTACCATCATTGACTCTTATTTTGTATCTATATCCCTCCTTAGTTGTTCCTGATATACTATTAAAAATTGCTTCGTAATCTTCATCAATTATTTCATGTGCATTAGGCATAATAACCTCCTAAGTTGTGAGGGGAGATTGCTAGTCTCCCCTCTGATTATTATATTCTTCTAGTAGTCTGAAATTCAGCCTGACAAGTGTGACAATGTCCGAGTTTCTTTTCGTCCTGTGTAAACAAATTGCCCTGACAAGTCCTGCAATCATCATGAGTATTCTTCTTCTTCTTCTTCTTATTAGTAATATTCAGTACTTCGTAATCATCATAGTACTTATTGTAACCTCCCCAAGCATTAACCCATGTCTGAGTAGGTGACTCACAATAAGATTTATTAGAATACCATATGGTTTTTTCATCATTCCAATGTCCTGCGGTCTCATTAGCAATCTTATAGTCTCCCTGACTATTTAAGAATACTAGTTTTGAATTTCCGATTGACTCCTCGATTAACTTAATAATAGTATCATTATAGATAAAATTATCAGGTAATTGTTGAAGAATTTCACGTTTGAACATCATTGTATCAGACTTCTTTTTATGGTCTGAAACAAAATTGATGATACCATTATGAGCGAAACCCAAAGAATCATTAACTAAGAACGGATGACAATTCAACTTGTTAGTAAGTCCATGTGTCGTAATTCTAAAGTGAATTATCGATACAGGATTATTGAATCTCTCCATATCTCTAGAGTAATTATCGATGAAGTCATCAAAGGTAAAAAAGCCTTTTTTGACAGATAATTTCCCTTTATTAGCGAATAAATATCCGCTACCATCGGGATTACTCATAAATGATTCTTCTAACTGACTTTGCGGTACTTTTACACCATCTTTTTTAAGTATAGCTATACACATTATATTACAACTCCTTTTCTATCTAGTTTAAATTGATTAGTACTTCTGCCATTGTTAAAAACTGAGTCTATGACCATTTTACGACCAAGCCTCGTTCTAGCTTCTGTGAAGTATTTATTCTTCTTTTGTGTTGATAAATCCATTTCAGCATTTAAGAATAAACAAAGATTCATATATTTAGATTGGTTTCTTGATAAGAATTTCAAGTAATTATCTACTCTATCATCTTCATTTTTTCTGTTTACAATTTCCTTAATTGGAGTTTGTGAACAATAAGAAACCAAAGAATGAATAAACTCTATAGCCTTTGATAAGGTCATAATGTTTAATGTTCCTTTGAATATTCTAAACTCTATAGTATGGTCATTGGACAAATTGACTGCGGTATATCGAGATTGGTCACTACTATATTTCCGTTTAGAAATTTTAGTAAGTGAAGATAATTTCTCTCTATATGTGTCTAATTGCCACCCTACCAAACTAGAGTAATCAACATAAGCAAAAGAAGAAACCCTTTGAGCAATCAATTTCATAAACTTAGGTGATTCATAAACGAACCATAAAAGTTTAAGTAATTGACTAGATTTTAAAGAGTCTTTTGATATGTGTATGTGCATTCCACCCTCAGAACTTTCAGCGGATGAATAACCGCTACTTAAAAGAGTATTGAACAGGGTATCATAAATATCCTGACCATACGACTTCCAAAAGTTCCAAGAAAAAGGATGTGACACAACTTCTATACCATCATCACTAAGCGAAGAATCAGTCTTGCAATAAAAAAGATTGCAATTCTTCAAAGCACTTCCAACAATATTAACTAGAGACGCAAAATTGTTTCCGTCTAAAATAATACTATTTGAGTATTCTTCTTCTGTAACGTGATGGTCGACTTCAATCTCTACACCAAAATGTAATATTGGAAGTCCATGTCTAGAATTTGAGGTATATGCTTGTAAAGGCTCATTTTTTCTAGGATTAACCCTATGAAATAAAGCCTCGGGCTTATAAGAATAACTTCTAATCGAAGTATTATTCATGCAACTTGGACAAATTCCTGATTCTAGATGATGACTTTTTCTATTACATACGTTGCAATTTCCTAAACTATCATGACAGCTATTGTGATACCATCCATTAAGATGGTTTGAATAGTGTACATTATCATCTTTTGAGGTGTTAATAGCACCTGAACAGACAATACAAGTTTTAAGATTAGAAACGTCTTTTAATTTATTGATAGTATCACTACCAATATTTTTAAGATTGTTTAATATTGACATATCATTTATTTCCTTAATTTGATTTAATTAAAACCCTATCGAGATTTGAAACAGGATTGGATACCTTGCATATTGACTAGAGTATTTCACAATCTTGATAGTAACAAGTTCCTAATAAATAAATATTCCGTTTGTTGTATTATATATGTGAAACGAGAGTTCTAGTTCCATTTAAATTATAACTACTGATATTGTTGGAGTTATAGGAACGTTTTTTGACCTAGTAAACTTGCTAGCCTCGGATATTTCAACGTGCTTGCATTCAAAACGACTTTTTCAATTCAACTATTGCAACGTAAACGGACTTAGGGGGAGTACCCCATACAAAAATAACAGAAACACAAATACAAATATAATTTTTTTAAATTTTTCTAGGTTTTTCTTGGTCGGGATACTATACTATACTATATTACTATATTATACTATATTACTACTATACTATAATACTATACTACTACTATACTATAATACTATACTCACTATTGACAGATACTATACTACTATAATATACTATAAATACTTTACTAAGTACTTGTGGATAACTATGTGGAAAACTTAATTACTTCCTTTAAACAACCTTTTTAACTAAATTATCATATGGATAAGAGAGACACTAGATTTGATAAAGCGTTAAATAATTCTTATGATGATGTTGATGTTTTTACAAACTTAAATGAAATAAAAAAGCTTGGTGATGACATACAATTACTAGATGTTATAAATCCCACCTCCTCCACTTATGGCAAGATTGCCGAGCTACTATCAAGAATCAAATCATTAAGGGAATTTGAGTTAATTACAGACGGTGAGCAGTTATTTAAAAACCGCCACAACTAACAATGCCGTACTCTAGAAAGATAAAAGGCGTTGAATATAAGCTCTATAAAGACGAAAAAGAGTTCAGGCTATATCATCCTAAGCAAAACATAAAAAACGACTGGAGAGAGGCAAATACGGGCGACTGGATACAAACTGATGATGGACAAGTAACGGTAGTTATTAAAAGAGGTGTTTTAAAAACAAAGAATGCTAGTGATGATTTTATTAGAACATTACTTGGTATGGCAAACTGTGAAAGAACAAAAGACTTAGGTGGTGAGCCAGTTCAAGACATATGGCGTTTTGGTAAGAAGAATTGGTATCAGAAAATAAAAGAGGGCAACTTATCCTCATCTAAGCGTATATTTGCAAAGTATATAGCAAGTGGTATGAAACCGATTGAAGCTTTTATGAAAGCTCATGAGAATACAAAGAGTTTAGATTATGCCAAGCAAAAGACAAAAGTTTTATTAAAAAGCAAAAAGGTTAGACAGTTGATAGATAAAGAAATAGAATTATTACTAAATGAAACTGGGATTACAAAATCGTATTTGTTAGGGAAAACAAAAGATATTGTAGAATCGGAAGAAGCCAAGGACTCAGATAAAATGAGAGCCATTGAAACTTTAATGAAAATCTCAGGAATGTTAAGTACAGAAAAGAAAGTAGATTCGGTTGCATTGATACAAGAATTTACTGGGTTTAGTCAAGAGAAGTTAAATGCTTTTAAAGCTGGAGTTTTGCCAGAGCAAGAAACTGCAAAGTTAAATGGAAAAAAAGTATAGCATATATTATCCTACAAGGCTAGCAACTTTAAATGAATTAAAAGAATTAATGTATGGTGCAGACTACTGCCCTGCTTGTGATTGTGAAATAATAGGAAATAGAGTTATGAATAAGTTACCCTATGTAAACTCTAGAGATGAATTAGGTGGATGGATATGCGACATATGTGAAAGCATTTTTGACATGAAAGATAATTTAGTTCAAATTGGAGATTTTGACGGTAATGATGTATATAAAGCTTAATGTCTAATAATACACTATTAAATATGACAACCGCAGAACCTGTATCTACAGATGTTCATAGTAATATTAATGATTTAATATTAAAAGCAGAGATGGATAGTAAGTTAAGGCAGTATTCTATGTCTGCTTATAGAACGCCTCAACCAATTACTGGTACTGCTCCAGATATAGCATTAAATCCATTACTAGCTGCTAAAAAGATTCCATCTATGATGAATCTACTAAAGAAGATTAAAAATTTTAGGAATCCTATCTATCATCATACATCTATACCTAAAGCTAGAGAAATACTAAAAACTGGAAAAATAAAACCAACTAGGTCTTTTCCTAAAGGGAAAGATAATATACCTAAATATTCAAAAGAAATAGATGAGTTTGGAAATTACATACCAAGACCTAAAGCTTTTTCTGTAACTCGTGACCCTAAGTTTTTAGCTAGACCTCATAGCAATATAGGAACTGATGTAAGATTTATTATGGATAGGGATGATTTAGTTAAAAAAGGTTATAAGATAAAACCATTTGCTGAAAAAAATTATGAAAAAACATTGGATAGACTTGTTTCCCCCGAAAATTATAAAAAAATACATGGGTATTATAGAAATCAAATGAACCCTCGTTTTGAATTTGAAGAAAGAATATTAGGTAACTTACCAACAAAAGATATAAAATTAATGGATTTTGCTAAAATACCTATAAACTTTGGTACATGGAAACCTGCTCTTGGAAAGGGATTATGGGGAACAAGAAGACCTCAACCAAACTTACAAAAGTTAATAGATACTGTTTTAGATATGAATCAAAAATCTACACAGTTACCAGTTGTAATGAGTGAGCAAGTTCGCAATACATTAAAAAAAGTAGAACCATATTTAATGGATATGTATACTAAAAACAATCCTAACCAAGCTAAAGCATTAGAAAAATTGATGTCAGCACCAACATATAAATACAGTCCTTTTAAATTAGAAAATGAATTTTACAGAACTGTTAAATAGTGGATAATTTTAATATTAATCCATCCCCTTCTGAAATGAAGGAACGAGATGAGATTTTAAAAAACGCTTACAATAATCTTATTTATTTTGGTAGAGCGTTCTTACCCAATGATTTTTTAAAGAAATCAGAATCAGCACCGTTTCACTATGAAATAGCTAAACAGATGATTACCACTAAACCCGGTGCTAGAATATGTAATATTATACCAAGGGGTCATGGTAAATCTGTTATTTCTAAAGCTGCTATTATGCATAAGCTTTGTTTTTCTAAAACAGACCAACAACACTTTGTGGCGTGGGTATCAGAAGAACAAGGTCAAGCAATAGACCATTTAAAATACATACGAAGTCATTTTGAAAACAATAAAATGATTAAATACTATTTTGGAACAATGGATGGTGGCTCTGTAGGTAAAAGATGGACAGAAAAAGATATTGTTACTGCAAAAGGTGATAGGGTAATAGCAAAAGGTACATCACAAAGATTAAGAGGTCGTGCCGAGGTTGATGTACGTTATACTGGTATTGTTCTTGATGACTTTGAATCAGAACTAAACACCAAGACACCAGAGCGTAGGTCAGAAATTAAAAAGTGGATTGTATCTACAGTTTATCCAGCACTTGAAGAAACACCCGGTAACGAAGGTTGGATATGGTTATCAGGTACGATTGTACATTTTGATTCTTATTTACAAATGACATACGATGGTTATAGAAAAGCACAAGAAGATAAACGTGAATACCCTTGGATAGTAAACTTTTATAAGGCTATTGAAAACGATAAACCTTTGTGGGAAGCACAATTTTCAGAAAAGAAGTTAGAATCAAAGAAAAGAGAATTTATAGAAGCTGGTCTAGTTAATAAGTTTGCACAAGAGTATATGAATGATGCTCGTGATATTACTAATGCTGCTTTTAAAATAGATAGAATACAATACTACAATGGCGTATTTAGAAAAGAAAACAATATGCCTTACATTATTGAAGGTAGTGACGCTATACCAATTAATGTTTATATTGGAGTTGACCTAGCGGCTACTGCATCAGAAACATCAGACTTTCAAGTAATTATGGTTATGGGTATTGATGCACATAAAAACAGATATGTTTTAGATTACTTTAGGGAACGTATACCAACTTTTGATGTCCCTGCAAAAATTATTGAGTATGCAAAGAAATACTCTCCTGTACGTAGAGTAACCATTGAAACAGTTGCGGCACAAGAAATGGTAAGAGATATGGTAACACGAATGTCTGCTACAGAAAAAAGATTAATGCCCGGATTGTTTAAAGGTGTTAAACCTCCTGCAAGAGTAAAGAAAGAAGATAGACTAGAAACGGCGTTAGGACAAATTGTTAACTCTAAAAAACTACACGTTTATAGACACATGACAGAATTAATGGATGAGTTCTTTGAACATCCAAAACCAAGGAATGATGACTTAATGGATGGGTTATATTACGCCGACTACTTTGCTCGACCCCCAAGAACTGAAAAGATGGATAAAAACGAAATTACTACTAAAAAAGATGATTTTGATGTTTACAAAATAAAGAAAGCATATAACTGGATTACTGGTTCAAAAATATAATATATTTATTTTGTTAATAACCTATTTATTCGTATAATCTAATGAATGCCTAGATACTCTAAGAAATCAAAGGGACGTCTTAAAAGTTGTGACAAACGACTTCAAGATGTTTTCAATGAAGTAATTAAACACGTTGACTGCTCTATACTAGAGGGTCATCGTAGTAAAGAAAGGCAGAATAAATTATATGATGAAGGTCGTACAAAAGTTAAGTATCCTAACGGTAGGCACAACTCTAGTCCTTCTAAAGCCGTTGACGTTACCCCTTATCCTGTTGATTGGGAGGACAGAGAGCGACAAACTCTCTTTGCTGGTTTTGTCATTGGTATTGCTAGGGGCATGGGCATTCGTTTAAGATGGGGCGGAGACTGGGATATGGATTTCCAAGTAATGGACAACCGTTTCGACGATTTTCCTCATTTTGAGGTAAGAGACTAATGCCGGGAACTACTACAGATACTGTACCAACAATGTTAACTCCCGGTGAGTTTGTAATTAAAAGGGAATCAGCTAAGATGTTAGGTAAACCATTTTTAGAACAATTAAACGCTGTATCAGATAATTCAGCACATTCAAATATTGATGCATTAATATCACAAGCCGCATTAGCACAAATGCAACCTATGGAAGGTGGCGGAGTTGTTAATGAGTATATGGGTGGAGGAGATGTTAGTAACTACATGGGTGGTGGTGACGTAATGAGTTATATGTATGGTGGCGGTGTAATGAAGAAAAAGAAAAAGAAAATGGCTGGTTATCAAGAGGGTGGAGATGTAGATGCTACTTCTGTTAGTTTAGAGGGTTTATTGTCTGAACTCCAAAAAAAAAATTCTTTAAGTAACTTATCAATGGTAGATGCCGACAGGGTAGATGCCGAAAATCAAGAAATACTAAATGCTATTATAGATTCTGTAATGCCGGGTGGTGCTATGGGTTCTATAAAGCAAACAGGTAAGTTAGTGCCTTTAGCTAAGAAATTTGCAAGTTTAGCACCAGACAAAGGTAAACAAAAAGTTTTAGATAAAATAGCAAGTGAAATGAGCGTTGCTCCTAGTAGGAAAGTAATGCAAAACCCATCAAGAAACTTATATGACTATAAAGATTATAAAGTTGTAGAAAAAAGACCAGAGTCTTTTGACGCAATGGATTTAATTAACAAAGGTTATTTACAAAAATATACTAACAAGTTAGTTAGAAATATGAATCCATCTGGAAGTGTAAAATTAGGAGATATAGTTGATGCTGATTATGCAAGTAATATGAGAGGTGGTTATTACAATATTAACGATATGGCTGAAGGCGTTATAAAAATGCCAAAGAAAGAAAGAATAAAAGCAGCTAAAGATTTGTTAAAGTATTTTAACATTAATTTAAGAAATGTTAAAGGCAAGCAAGAAGGTGGTGAGATAGCAGATTCTTTATTTGGTATGAGTATGGATGAGTTTAATAAGGTGTTATCAAATGAATTATTAGAGTCTTCTATGACAGGTGAAAATCTTCCTAAAAGAATTGAATTATCTCCTGAAGAAGATAAATTTAGAAATAATCCTAATCCTGATAAACCATTTGGTAATACTGTTTTAGATGACCTTTTATTAAGAGCATTTGAAAAATATATGTTTGGTACAGTACCATCTATGAAAGATTAAAATGGAAAAAGACCCTAGAGCAGAAAATAACGAACAGCTTTTTAGACAATGGAGAGATGCTCGTTCAGATTGGGATACCGAAGCTAGAGAAGATATTGATTTTTATTTAGGTAATCATTTTACAGAGGATGAATCTTCTGATTTAGCCGCAAAAAATCAAGCAGATGTACCAATGGATAGGACTTCTGCCGCTGTAGAAAAATTTAAAGCTGTATTAACAGCAAGACCCCCTGCATTTACAATAACCCCAAGAGAAGATTCTGATGTTAAAGTTGCTTCTGTTTGGAGAACTATTTTAGGATATGTGTGGCAAATATCTGATGGTGACTCACAAATGAAACAAGCAATACATGATTATGCTACAACTGGATTGGGTTACTTGTATTCTTATGTAGATACAGAATCAGATTTTGGTAGAGGTGACGTGAAGTTTACATACTTAGACCCATTTAGAGTATATGTCTCTCCTTCTTCTCGAAACCGTTGGTTGGATGATGCTGATGGTATCATATTGTCTACCGTATTAACCCAAGAACAACTCGTTAACCTCTACCCTCAATTAGCAGACCAAACAGACCCTGAAACTGGAGAAGAAATTCCCGGTTTAATTAATGATATATCTGAATACCATGATATAGAAGGAAGTGATTATCCAGCTTCTCAAAATAAAAACTCTGTTGTTGCTTTTACACCAGCCGATGTAAAAGATAAAGACTACATGGATGTTAGGAAGTATCAGATACTAGAAAGATTTTATAAAGTAAAAGTAAACTTTTATTATGTAATAAACACACAAGATTCTTCTGAAATGATTATGTCAGAAGAAGAATTTGCAGTTTTTTCTCAAGAAAACCTTGATTTAATAGAAACTGGTATTTTTACAGTTGCTCCAGTGCAACAAACTAGAATAAAAGTTTGTGCAACAGTGGGTGAAATTGTATTATATGAACAAGTATTAAATACAGATATATATCCTATTGTTCCATTACCAAATATATGGACAGGTACTCCATTTCCTAAGTCTGATATATCTAGAGCTAAACCAATGCAAAGACTTTTAAATAAATTATGGTCTTTAGCATTATCTCATGCTCAAGCATCTGCTGGATTAAAACTTTTAGTTCCACTTGGTAGTGTTGATGATATATCTCAGTTAGAACAAGATTGGGCAAACCCTAATGCTGTTATTGAAATAGATTCTTCTCAAGGAGAACCTCATTATCCACAACCATCTCCGTTAGCAGGAGAGTTTTATAGATTAATACAGCAATCTGAGTTTTACATAGATTTTATATTTGGTTTACCAGAAATGATGCACGGTTTTAGTGACAAAGCACCTGATACTGTTCGTGGTACTGAAAGAATGATAGCACTAGGAAGTGAAAGACCAAAATCTAAATTAAGAGATATAGAGTTTTCTATTAATAGACTTGGAAAAGTATTATACAATCTTTCAAAAGGTCATTACGGTTTTAAAAAGATGTTTAGGTTATCACAACCTAATAATGATTTAACAGAAGTTATGGTAAATGTTTATGACGATGTATCAAATACAATTATTGATATTAAGAAAGAAAAATATAACATTGAACAACATGATATAAGAATTGAACCCGGTTCTACTATGCCTACAAACAAATATGCAGAACTTAGTGTATATTTAGAGGCATTTAAAATGGGTATTATTGATAGAACCGAAGTGTTAAAGAAAAACCCAGAAATATTTGATAAAGAAGGCATCATGAAAAGAACAGACGAAAAACAAAAAATGATGCAAGAAATTCAGTCCTTACAAGGACAATTAAAGAATTTGCAAGGTGACTTGCAAACAGCCCAAAGAGAATCTGTACAAGACAGAAAGCGAGTTGAAGTTGAGAAATTCAAGACTAGACTTGGTGAAGTCAATTCAGATTCTAAAGCAGATAGAAGAGTACAACGTAGTAAACTAGAAAATGAAGTGAAGCTCGAAGTTGAGAAATTAGCTAATCGCCTTAACAATGAAGCGAATAAAGCTAGTTCAGCTCGTAAAACCTAGAGACATTTCGAAAGGATATACATGGAAACTTTAGATAATAATGAGGCTAACGTCGAACCAATGCTTGCTGATGAAAGTAGGTTTGGAGAAAATGAAAGTATCTTAGGTCAATCACCAGAGGGGGTTGACGCTGAGGCTATTGAAGAACCGGCTTTAAATGAAGAAAATGAGGCTCGTAAATTTCAATCAATGTATGACCGCTCTCAAGCGGAACTCGGTGAATTGAAAAAATTCGAACCCTTAGTTAATCTTTTAGAGACGAGACCTGATTTAGTTAAGGTATTACAAGATAATATTTCAGAATCTCCGAGTCAAGAACAATCATCACCGGAAGTAGTAGACGATTTCAACCCTTGGGACGCTTTTGACTCAAAGAAGGATACCCCTTCTAGAAAGCTAGTAAAATCCGATATGGAAAAAATAGCAGAACAGAAAATCAGCAAAGCTATGGCAGAGCAA